AACACCACACTGCGGGCCGCCGTTGGGGCTCGCGTTGACCGAGGGGTTAGGCCCCACGCGAAGGAGCTACGAATGCCGATGTTTGAAGTGAAGCTGACCGCCGTGTGCGTGTGCTTGGTGGAAGCCGACACGCAAGACGAAGCAACCACCCTTGCCTGGGAGAGCGCCGACCCCGGCGACTTTGATCTGGTGGAGGGCACGACGAGCGCCGAACTGAAAGACCCCGCGAACATCGACAGCCTGCGTAGGCATGCCGAGCTGGTTCTTGGGGCCTAACTAGTTGATACACAGACTTTAAAAAGTCCGCACGCACACCTCAGCACAAAACAACAGGAAACCGCATGAAAAAAGCAGACGCAAGAGCCCGCAGTGCTGTGGCCGAGTCAAACCGCCGCCGCGCTGAAGTGCAGGGGGCGCATCACTGCGCTATGGTCCGTGAGTTGGTCTTGGCGAGCGGCATGCAAGGCGTGAAGATGGGCGACCTTGCAGAGCGGCTAGGCTTCAGCGACACCACGGTACGCAAGTACCTGATGAAGATGCGGGCGGCTGGCGTTGTTGAGCGCACCCACGAGGGCGGGCAGTCTTGCAGGTGGGGTCCGCCCGGGATCTTTGCGCTCTTTGCTGGTGAGCGCGAGCGGGCCAGGCAGTCAACGCGGGAGAGAAACGCCAAGCGGCGGCAAGCGTTGGCTACGGCAGAAGCGGCTGAAGAGTGGGCAGAACAGACGCCACTGCGGGTTATGGTGCGGGCGCGTGATGCGCCACGGCTGCGCCCGGCAGGGCCAGCAAGCGTGTGGGGGCTTGCGGCATGATCGGGCAGACGCGAGGGGCAATGAAGGCGATGCGGCGCGATATCGTGCTTTTGCTGATCGACGGCAAGACAATAAAAGAGGCCGCGCGGGAGTTGGGACTTACTGGTCGGCAGGCAAGCTCACAGCTTGAGCAGGCGCGCATAGCGATGGGCAAGCGCACCACGTTGGAGCTTGCCATAGCGATTGACCGGGAGCGGCGATGAAATCCAAGATTCTTGGCGGGATTGGCCTGTGCGAGTTGCTGGCCGTGCTGTTTATCGGCCTGAAACTGGCGGGGCTTATCGACTGGTCATGGTGGCTTGTGCTGTCGCCTATCTTGGTGCCGTGGGCGCTGGCGGGGCTGCTTGCTTGGTTTATCAACAGATGAGACGAGCCGCGAGAACTGACGCAAACCAAGCCGCCATCGTGTCGGCCCTGCGTGCTGCTGGGTGCAGTGTGTGGGTGATCGGTTTACCTGTCGATCTTCTTGCCGGAAAGAACGGAAAGACCGTCTTGATTGAGTGCAAAACGGCGCGCGGCAAATACACCCCGCTTCAGGAGGCATTCATGAGCGATTGGCGCGGCGGGACGGTGGCGACGATTCGGGATGTTGATGGCGCATTGGCGCTAGCGAGGATGCTGGGATGAGCTTTCAAGCCTGGATCAAGATGGACGACGAGCGTCCGCCGCAAAACGTGCCTGTTCTAGTGCGGGCTCACGATGGCACCATAACCGCCGCAAGTTGGGAAAGCGGCGAAAACTGGGAATGGTGGAATGGGGCAGGGTTTGGCGGCTATGAGTGGGAGTGGGACTGGCTGGATCGTGAGCCGTGGCGTGGTGTCACACACTGGATGCCGCTCCCGCTGGGTCCAGAAACCGAGGCCGCAGCATGAAGCGAGACGGCGCAGACTTCGACGTTATCCCCGACCACCTGGCAGAGACAGACCGCAGGCTGAGAGAGTGGGCAACGTGGTGCAACGGAAACAGAACCCCCGCAAGGTCGCCCATGTTCCGGGATGTGAAGCCTTCGCAACAGTGGGAGGCGGCCGAGCCGAGGCAATCTGTCAGCCCGCTTGATGCTTACGAGGTTGAGCTTATCCTGCGCGATCTTTCAGATGGGCAGGCAAAGGCTCTAAGGTGGTGTTACTTGTGGTGTTGGCCTGTTGGCAGGGCGGCGCGGGTTCTTTTTGCTGGCGATCACGAGGCTCTGTCAGCAGATTTGGATAGCGGCAGAGAGCGAGTTTGCGTTTTGATCGCCGGGGGCTTGCACAGGCAAAGCAAGCGTGATATATAATGCAGCCAACCCGCAGAGCGCATACGCACAGTAGCGGCCCATCCATGTCGGAGGGTCGCGCGCCACTAAGCCGCGAGCATGAGCCAGAGCCCACCGAGTGTGGGCTTTGTCGTTTCTGCACCGACTTGGCGCGGTTCGCCATGTAAGCCAAGAGGCGCGCAATGTTCACCCAAGACAAGGCAAATGCAGTCTGTGCGCTTGTCGCAGAAGGCCAGAGCCTGCGCAAAGCATGCGAAGCAGAGGGCATGAAGGCCCCGACGTTTCTGCTTTGGTGCTCTGAGCGCGAATCGCTTGCTGAACAATACGCGCGTGCGCGTGCGCTTGGTAATGATGCCGAGTTTGAGGCGCTGTCCGATCTTCAGGACATGGCGCCGCAGCTAGGGCCATCCGGCTCCGTTGATGCTGGGTGGGTCGCGTGGAGGCGGCTTCAGATCGACACCAAGAAGTGGGAGCTTTCCAAGAAGGCCCCCAAGAAGTACGGCGAGAAGATCGAGGCCACTCACGAGGCGGGAGAAAGCATCCAGCGCATCGTGCGCGAGATTGTCCGTGCCGGTTGAGCTGCGGATTCAGACGCCAGAAGCCTTCGAGCCGCTGCTACATCCGAGCCGCTATAAGGGCGCATGGGGCGGACGAGGTTCCGGCAAGTCTCACTTCTTCGCCGAACTGCTGATCGAGCGGTGCTTGATGGAAAAGACGGATGCTGTATGCGTCCGGGAAGTACAGAAGTCGCTGCAACAGTCGGTCAAGAAACTGCTAGAGGCCAAGATCGAGGCGCTGGGCGTTGGCCCACACTTCGATGTGCAGCAAAGCGTGATCTACGCCAAGAACGGCGGCCGGATCATGTTCCAGGGCATGCAGAACCACACGGCCGACTCGATCAAGTCGCTGGAAGGGTTCGATATTGCGTGGGTTGAAGAGGCACAGAGCCTGAGCCAACGCAGCCTAGACCTGTTGCGGCCCACGATCCGCAAACCGGGTTCCGAGCTTTGGTTTAGCTGGAACCCGAACCTAGAGACGGACCCGGTTGATACGCTTCTCCGTGGTGAGAAGCCGCCGCCTGATTCGGTTGTCGTGCGGGCGAACTACCGCGACAACCCTTGGTTGCCTGATGTTCTGCGCGCCGAACTGGACTATGACCAGAAGCGCGACCCGGACAAGTTCGCCCATGTGTGGCTGGGTGAATACCAGCGCAACAGCGAAGCCCGGGTATTCAAGAACTGGCGCATCGAAGAGTTCGACATAGCGCCCGAGTGGATTCTGAGACAGGGCGCCGACTGGGGCTTCAGCGTAGACCCGTCTGTTTTGGTGCAGTGCGCCATTGTCGGGCGGACGCTGTACGTTCCGCACGAGGCATACAGGGTGGGCTGCGACATTGACTTTCTGCCCGACCTGTTCCGCACGGTTCCCCAAGCTGAACGCTGGGTGACGGTGGCGGACAGCGCCAGGCCCGAAACGATCAGCTACATGCAGCGTCATGGGTTCCCCAAGATGCTGGCCGCCATCAAAGGCGCCAAGAGCTTGGAAGAAGGCGTTGAGTTCCTGAAGTCGTTCGATGTTGTGGTGCACCCGCGCTGTCAGCACCTGATCGATGAATTGACGCTGTACTCATACGAAACCGACCCGCTTACGGGGCAAATCCTGCCCAAGCTGGCCGACAAGGACAACCACGTTATCGACGCGCTGCGATACGCCTGCGAAGGGGCGCGCAGAGCAGTCAAGAGCACTCCCAAGCTGCTGGCCCCCAAAGGCGAGGCGCTTTCCTACTTGAGCATGTAATGGCCCGAAAACCCCTCAAACGTGATGCAGTAGTCGAGGAAGCGCGCAAGCGTTACGACTACGCCACCGAGGTGTGGTCGCCCATCTACGACCGCGCCCGGGAGGACATGCGGTTTTCGGACCCGACCGACCCGCAGCAGTGGGATGAGAAGGTCAAGCGCGAGCGGCAATCGGCTCCTGGCGGTGCTCGGCCGTGCCTGGTGTTCGACCAAACCCAGCAGTTTGTGCGGCAAGTCATCAACACGGCCCGCCGGAACAAGCCCGCGCTGAACTTCCTGCCGGTTGACGACGACAGCGACCCGAAGCTAGCCGAAGTGCTGAAGGGCCTGGCCCGGCAGACTGAGTACGCCAGCCGCGCAGAGGTGGGCTACATCACGGCGCTGGATCAGGCCACGCGAGGCGGCATCGGTTACTTCCGCCTTGTGATGGAAGAGGAAAAGGGCTCGCCGGTTGATGGTCAGGTCTGCCCCAAGATCAAGCGGGTGGTTGACTTCTCAACCGTGCTGCCTGACCCCGACTTCACGGAACCTGACGGCTCAGACATGGGTTGGGGCTTCGTCGAAGAGTCGATGCACCGCACGCGGTTTGAGCGTGAGTATCCGAAGGCCA